GCCACACTCGCAGCCTCAATCCCACTACATACCGACAAATACTTCACACCTCACCCCTCAAAACGGAATGTCTTCATCACCACCAGGCTTCTGATACCCGTTCGACTTCTCAACCTCATGCCGACTCACCGCACCAGGACCAACCTCCCTCCCAATCCTCAACGATAACCACCGACCCCTCGCACCAACACGCTCCTTCACATCAACCCAATGCACCACACCTCCAGGCAACATCACCCTCCCTCGAAACTCAGGATGCCACTCCTCACTCTTCCGATCATTCGCAAACAACGACCCCTGACCCTCTCTCATCTCATACGACATCATTCACTCCTTTAAGAAAAAACACAGGAAAATTTTGGAGAGGTCCCCACACGCTACCGGGTGACCGGGGGGGGCAAGGGGTCGCCTCCCTCGCCGCCGCCCTCTCGCCGCCTGCCCCCCGCCTCTCGAGCGCATCGCAGCTTCGCTGCTGGCTGGCGCTGGACACGCTGCACCCCCCCTGCCTGTCCAAAACCAAACGTCCGATTGCCTTTTGACACGGATCGATTACAGCCCCTACAACGCGCTGGAAGCACATCAGGCTATGTCGCCCTTACCGGATGCCTGATCGTGCGCTGTAGGCGATCCTGACGCGATCTCGGGGCATTGCCGCATCAGGTCGGCGATCGATTCCGCGATCAGCGCCTCGGATGGCATCGGCAACCCTTCCGCCAGGTAGCGCTCGATCACCACCGTTCGCAAGTTTTCGTCAATCGAAACGCTTTCTTTCTTTGCTTTAGTTTCTTTCTTTCTCTCTCTTAAGCTTTTATTGGCGTTCATTGATTGAAACCGTCCCTTGATGTGCGGGGTGATGAGTTTGCGGTACTCGGCAGCTGCTTCGCGGTCGTAGACGATGCGCCAGGTGATTCCGCGCTTGCCCTTCTCTGCTGGTCTGAGCTTTGCGATGTAGAGGTGTTCGGCGAGCGTGGCGATGTGCTTGCAGACTGTTGGTCGCTGGATGCCGACCAGCGTGGCGATGCGGGCCTGGCTGACATGGGTGACACCGTGCATGTTGGCGTGATGAGCCAGAGCGATGAGGATGCGGATTGCAGCCGGGTGGATGTCCGGGTCATACGCGATTGCAGCCGGGATGACTGCGAACACCTCGCTCGGGTCAACCGGGATCGGCTTGATCTTGCGCTTGGCTGGCGTTGCTGCAAGCCTGATCCGCGGTGGTCCATCGGTCACAGTGGTCCTCGAGGCATCGCCGCCCAGCACCGCACCAGTCCTGGCCTGTACGCTCGCATTCCGCAGGCATCACGGTACTGCTGGCCATCGTAGACCGCAGCCCAGCACCAGCGCTGCCGGTCATCGTCCAGCGTCACCAGCACTGTCTCATCGCGCTCTGGATGATCGCTTAACGGTCGCCACACGATCAGCTCCGTGTGCTTCATTGCTTGCCCTCCATGCTTTGATCAGATCCATCCGCAGCCGGTCAGCAGCTGCATCGCCGCGCTTGGCCCGGACCTCGTTGATGTACATCGCCTTCGTCCAGCGCTTGCTGCGCGGCCCGACTCGATCCGGCAACCGCAGCGCCCATTGCACCTCGCAGTAGTGCCGCCAGGCTTCACTCTGCAGCCCCACCATCGACCCGTCGGGCAGCTGCATCAGCTTCGCGTTGTCGTGCTGCTTCCCGCAGCCGTGACATGCAAGACCCGCACTGCCATCTCCTGTTTCGTCCATGATTGCTGACCTTCCAGTCGCCGCCCTCGATCCTGTTGCGCTGCTGGCAATGACTGCAGAAGCGCGTCCCGTCATACGTCATCAATCAATCACCTCATGCATATGTACTTCAATCCCTGGCGATGCACCGTAGCGCTTGCTGACGGTCAGCCGCACAACCTGCTTGTCATCGATGTAGGCAACCCCGTTGCAGGCGTCGAGTACTGACTTCGCCACGTTGTCTAGGTCAGGCTTGCCCGGTATCTCCCGGCCCTGCAGCGCGGCCTCACGGCGCTTCCGCGGCCAGCTGGCGGGTATCCTGCAACTGATGTCGATCCGCACCGCCCAAGCGCTCTCAGTCGGGGCCAGCGAACCCATAGCACCCTGACACGCATCAGCGACCTGGCGCTCCCATGCTGCAGTCTTCGCCGGTGTGTACAGGCGCGGCCTGCCGCCAATTGTGCTGACCCGCGGCCTGCCCTTGCCGACAGCATCACCGTCCAGCCAGAAGTAGAGCGACAGGCTCATTCGCGCCACGCTGCCCGCTGCAACACCCGGACATGACAACTGTGGTGCAGCGTTGTCAGCTTTGCTTGGCCCTGCTTGCGAACCCAATGGCGAGTCCCGCCCGGTGTCTCCAGATCGCGGTGGTGGTACTCGTAGACTTCGCCGGTGCGCGACAGCTCGAACCAGTCGCCGACCTGCAGGTTGCGGACTCTCACGATGTCGCTCATCGCCGCGGCCCGAGCAGACGCTGCAGCCTGACCTGCACATCCCCGGTCTGCACCAGGTGAGCATGGATCAGCCCCTCAATGATGCTAGCCCTGCTCTGCCGCTGCTGATCTGCAGCCCGGTCGAGCAGCGCTCGCGCATCCGGTCGCAACCGGATCAAGATCGGTTTCATCGGTGTTGTTGTCTTCATGCTGTTAGGATATCGCCGGGATATCGCATGTCAAACACATCGCCAGCACCTGCTGCTCAGAGGAGGATTAGGTTTTGCCTATCGGGTCAGCCGGAACGATAAAAATATATTTCAACACAAGCACCCGATTCGCTGGCATAGTTCAGTCCATGCGATGTCACAACGATATCGCAACACAAAACAAGGAGCAGCGAACATGATCAAAGTTACCTTCTACACCTACAGCAAAGTTCTCAAGCGTGAGTTTCGCAATGTAGAAGTTCACAAGTCGATGGATGACGCAAGGCTCCGCGCACTTGCGCTGAACTGGATCATCGAGAAAGTAGAACAAGCATAAAGGACGAAACCCCTTCGGGGGTCTGCCGGTCAGGCCGGTACTGATGAGTCCAACAGGAGAGAGAGCATGACCTACATCGCCTACTACAGGGTTTCGACCGACCGCCAGGGTCGGTCCGGCCTTGGCCTCGAAGCCCAGCGCAGTGCAGTGCTGGCGCACATCGCCGGTGCGCCTCTGTTGGCCGAGTACACCGAGGTCGAGAGCGGTCGCAAGACCGATCGCCCTCAGCTGCTTGCTGCGCTTGCCGCGGCCAAGAAAGCCAAGGCAACGCTCATCATTGCCAAGCTCGACCGCTTGGCTCGCAATGTGCACTTCATCTCAGGGTTGCTCGAGTCCGGTGTTGCGTTCCGCTGCGCCGACATGCCGGAAGCCGACCGCACCTGGCTGCAGATGTCTGCAGTCTTCGCCGAGTGGGAAGCGAGGAAGATCGGCGAGCGCACCAGCGCCGCGCTGCAGGCTGCAAAGGCCCGCGGTGTGGTGTTGGGTTCACCCAGCCCCGAACGTGGCGCTGCAGCCGTTTCTGACGCCGCCCAGCGGTACGCTCTGACGCTGGCCCCGGTCATCGCCGAGATCCGTGCTGCCGGTGCGGTGACCCTGCGTGACATTGCAGCCCAGCTGCAGGCCCGCAGCGTTAAGACCGCCCGCGGTGGCCTGGCATGGTCAGCTCAGCAAGTGTCGAACCTGATCAATCGTCTCAACCAAGAGGAGATCGCAGCATGAACGACAAACCGCTCTGCAAGGTCGCCATCGGGTCGGCCTACCAGCGCCCGCTCCGGCGGGACTTCACCCCCGAGGAGATCTTCTGGCAGGCCCGCCTGCTGGACAAGCGCGAGGGACTCACCGCATCGCAGGTCATCAGCTCTGTGCTGCAACTGCTGATGTGGCTGTCTTGCGCCGGAGTGATGATATGGCTGGCATGATGCTCGACAATGAGTTTCAGACCCGGCAGTGCCAGAAGCTGCTGGCGTCTGTGGTGGCGAATGCCGTGCGTGATCTTGCGACAGCAGGACACCAACGCGAATATCGAACACCGCGGCCCCTGTCACCACAGGCCCGAAACCCGCTGCCGATGAGCAGCAACGCATTCACCGCCGCCCGCTTCCTGTTCAACGAAACATCGACCGGCGTCGATGCCTATCTCGAGTGGCTCGACATCGATGTCGGAGAGTTTCGTCGGCGCTTGATCGAAACCATCTACGATCCAAGCCCGCACTCGGTAGGTGGGTGGGACTACGCTCAGCGCCGCGCAATGCGGATCAACTATGAGAACTGGCGCAAACTGCGCCACGGCGACACCAGCCGCTTTGAGGAGGACGAAGATGACAACTGAAGCACAGGAACTAAAAGAGCAGGCGCTTGACGCGCATGAGGAGCGGCACCGGGAATGGGTGCTGAAGGCCCGCGACATCGCGGTCAAGGTCGCGCTGGACTTCGGGAGCGTCAGCATCAACGATGTGCGACCGCGCTGCCCGCTGCCCGATGGAGCGCACCCATCGCTCTACGGTGCGGTGTTTCGCACCCGAGTCCTGCGTCCTGCCGGGTATTGCGTGGCAATCCATGCCAGCTCGCACGGTCGCGTTGTTCGTTCGTATCGCATCACAGGAGAACAATGATGGTAGGCAAGGTCACACCAAACACGATGATGTCAGCGTCACGCATCCCGGCGCTGCTTGGGATGAGCAAGTACGCCAGCCGCAACGATACCCTGCAGGCTGTCATACAGGCCCACCAAGGCATCGAAGAACCCTGGAAGGGGTCAGAGGCTGCGGAATGGGGCAACGCGCTCGAGCCGACGATTCTGGCCGAGGCTGCGAAGCGCCTGCAACTGCGCGACCTGCAGCTCGATCACCCCGAGGCCCGCTTCCATCCTGATCTGCCGCTTGCCTGCAGCCTGGACGGGACTGCAGACGGTGGTGGCCAGCGCCTCGTGGCTGACCCGGCGAGCGGCATCATCGTCGTCGGTCAGGACAGCATCGCCCTCGATGGCATCGGTGTCCTCGAAGCCAAGCTCACCAGCTCATGGCCCGAGGATGTTCCGGCGCTCGACCGCGGCCCCCTCCAGTTGCAGGCGCAGATGGACACCGTCGGTGCAAAGTGGGGAGCGGTGTGCGTGTTGTATCAGGGGATCGAGTTGAGGGTTTTCTTGTTCGCGCCCCATCCCGAGTCGATGGCTGCGATCAGCAATGCAGTCTATGACTTCGACAGACGGGTGCAGTTCTGGCGGGACACCGGCGCAATCGACTGGTACCCAGCTGACCAGGCTGGCGACACCGAGCGGATCTTCCCGGTCGCAGACGACACGCAGATCGACTTGCCCGCTCATGCTGCCG